CAAAAGTTCGCTAGATTTTAATGCAAATTTTCCATTTCCGGCAGACCCCTGGAAAAAAAGTCCCCCGGGGGTCAAAAAAGGCGGAAAGGCAAAAGATGATACTCCATGATACTGATTTTCTGCTATAATCGGTACAGTGGATTTTAGACAAAGCCCGGCGGCAGCGATGCCGTGGGGCTTTTGTTATACAGAGCAGCTTACAATTCGTAAGCGACCCGCAAAATATAATGCTCTGCCGGGTGCGCCCGGTGGGGCATTTTTTATTGGAGGATGCACAATGCCCAGGCGGAGCGACAAGAAAGATGCCGCCCGCGAAGAATACCTACGCCGTATGCGAGAAGACGGCGCGGTGAATCTTGCGGCGTTGGCAGAAGATATCGGCGTGAACTATGACACGGTGCGCCGGTGGAAGTCCAAGGAAAAGTGGGACGAGTTGGAAGTGCCGCCCAAAAAGAAACGTGGCGGCCAGCCTGGGAACCAGAACGCAGAGGGAAACCCCGGCGGCGGTGCCCCGCCCAGAAATAAGAACGCCCAGAAACACGGCGGCTATGCAGCGGTGTTCTTCGATCAGCTGACGGATGATGAAAAGTTCATCATGGACAAAACGCCGAAGACCGCTGTTAAAGCCCTTCGGGAAGAACTGGGCATTCTGAAAGTTCAGGAAAAAAGAATCCTCAGCCAAATCACCGCGCTGGAAAACGCGGATCAAGATGAACTATACATCAGCACGCTGCTTGATATGCGAGTGCCGGGAAAGGTAAACGGCGCGAAACAAGACGGTGCAAACCAGAACATGGGCATGTACTCGAAGGAGAGCGCGTTCACCAGAAAGATGCATTTGCAGGAAGCCTTGAACAAGGTGGAGGGCAGAATTGCAACAATCATCGGAAAGCTACAGCAGGCAGAGGAAACCGAAGCCCGCATGAAACTGGAACGTGAGCGGATAGAATTTGCAAAGGCCCGCGCGATTGGCGCATTCGATGTGCCGGACGAAACGGAAGAGGATGCAGACAATGACCCTTTACACAAGTAAGGTTGTGGCACAACACCTAAACCTCACGGAACGCCGGGTACGGCAGTTGAGGGATGAAGGCGTGATCCGGGAAAAGAGACCGGGGCTGTATGATCTGGTGGACACCATGACGCGCTACATCAAGTACATTGGCGCGGGGAGCAAAGCCGACCTGAATGATGAAAGAGCCAAGCTGACAAAAGAAAAAAGAATTGCGGCAGAAACGGAAAACCGGGTAAGGAAGGCTGAACTTCTGGAAGTGGGCGATGTGGAAAAAGCCTACTCCGCTATGATGATGAACTTTCGTTCCCGTATTCTGGCACTGCCGCAAAAACTGGCACCCGCCGTTGTAGCACTGGAAGGCGACGAACAGCAGGTGCAAGACCTGATCCAAGCGGAGCTGGAAGAAGCTCTGGAAACTCTGAGCCACGCCGAAGAAGCATTGGCAGAACCGGAGGATGGGGCAAATGAAGAAGCGGAAGAAAAAGACACGGGATAAAAACCCGTGCGCTGGCTGTGAATGGGGGTACGAACTGAATGAGCAGCAGGTGTATTGCCCGCTGCCAAGGTGCGTGAACCATGACAAAGAAAAGGAAGACTGTAGAGGTAGCCCCGGAAGTGAAGGAACTGTTTGCCCGGGTGCTGCTGAAACTGAAACCACCGCCGAAGCTGACGGTCAGCGAGTGGGCGGATAAATACAGAAGAATGTCGCCGGAAGCCAGCGCGGGAACGGGGCGGTGGCACACGGACAATGCGCCGTATCAGCGCGCCGTGATGGATGCCATTGGTGATCCACATATCCGCATGGTGGTGGTCAAGACATCATCCCAGATCGGGAAGACGGAAATCATCCTGAACACACTGGGATATGCGATTGACTACACCCCAGCACCGACGCTGGTAATGCAGCCAACGGTAGAAATGGGACAAACATTTTCCAAAGACCGTCTGGCACCCATGATCCGCGACACCCCAGAACTGCGAAAAAAGGTCGATGCCAAGAGCCGCTTCTCCGGGAATACGATCATGCAGAAAGCATTTCCGGGTGGACACGTCACCATCGTTGGAGCAAACAGCCCGGCGGGGCTTGCATCCCGACCGATCAAGTTTGTTCTGGCAGACGAGGTGGACAGATATCCGGCATCGGCTGGCACCGAGGGCGACCCGCTGACGCTGGCAAGAACCCGCCAGACAACATACTGGGACAAGAAAACGGTGCTTGTCTCCACGCCAACCATAAAGGGCACCAGCAGGATTGAAAAAGCCTGGCTGGAAAGCACGATGGAAGAGTGGACAGTGCCGTGCCCGGAATGCGGAGAGTATCAACCACTGGTCTGGGCAAATGTGGTTTTCGACCGGGAAAACTGGCCGCACGGCGGTGTGCAGTACCGGTGCGAATACTGCGGCTGCATTGCTGGTGAATATCGCTGGAAAGCACAGGGCAGGAAGGGAAAGTACGTTGCGCTGCACCCGGAACGGGAGGTGCGCGGATTTCACCTGAACGTTCTAGCATCGTCATTCTGCGCATGGTCTGGCATCGTCACGGAATTTCTTTCCGCGAAAGAAGCACTGGATCATGGCAACCCCGAGCTGATGAAGGCATGGGTCAACACCAAACTTGGGGAAACATGGGAAGAGCGCGGCGAGAGTGCGGACGATATGGCGCTGTACAGCCGCCGCGAAATGTACCCGGCAACTGTACCGGCTGGCGTGCTGGTGCTGACCTGCGGCATCGACGTTCAGGATGATCGTTTCGAGCTGGAACTTGTGGGCTGGGGAGTTGGAAAGGAAAGCTGGGGCATTCGATATCAGAAGATATATGGCGACCCACTTAAACCTCAGATTTGGGAAGACCTTGACAAGTTCCTGCAAACCCGCTGGCGAAGGGAAGACGGCGTGGTGCTGAACATCCTTGCGGCAGCAATGGACACCGGCGGACACCATACGGACGCAGTTTATCGTTTCTGTCTGGAACGCTGGCAGCGGCACCTTTATGCCATCAAGGGACGCGGCGGCGTGGAAACGGTGTTCGTGTCGAAACCGTCAACCGGAAACCGAGTAGGCGTGCCGCTGTACACCATCGGTGTTGATAACGGCAAGACGATGGTGTACCAACGTCTGAACGTTCAGACACCGGGTCCGAACTACTGCCACTTCCCGCTGGATGAAGCGGCAGGGTATGACGAAACCTACTTCAAAGGCTTAACAGCAGAGAAGCAGGTCGTGCGCTGGAAGAAGGGCAGACCCACGACAGCGTGGGAGCTGAAAGACCCGAACTATCACCGCAACGAGCCGTTGGACTGCCGAGATTACGCACTGGCTGCACTGGAAATTGCAAACCCTGTTTTGGAAGATCCGGACGCGGAAACGGAAATGCCGGTGGTACAGCATCCAGCAGGACGAAGAATTGTATCGGGAGGTATTGGATAAATGGCAGGAATTACGCTGGAACAGGCAGAAGCAAAACTTCAAACCTGGATGGAAGCGGAAGAAAAAATCGCCAGCGGACAGGGTTACTCCATTGGCGACCGCCGCCTGACCCGCGCTGACCTCTATACGGTTCGCGGTGAAATCGAATACTGGAACAACAAGGTAAAAGAGCTGGAAGCGGCAGAACAGAGCGGGCGCAACCGAATGTACCGCTTTGTGCCGCGTGACATCTGACGGAGGGCGACATGGCAAAAATGAACCTCATGGATCGTGCAATTGCCGCTGTTGCCCCGGAACACGCCCTGCGCCGGGCGGCGGCACGGGAAAGCCTGCGCTTTATCAATTCCGGCTACGGGAACTACGGCGCGAGTACGACCAAGAAATCCATGCGCGGCTGGCTATTTGCTGGCGGCAGCGCGAAAGAGGATATCGAAGATAACCTCAAAACGCTGCGCGAAAGAAGCCGCGACGCTTACATGGGAGTGCCAATTGCAACCGGTGCACTAAAAACGATGCGCACAAATGTTGTTGCAAGCGGCCTGACACCATCACCGCAGATTGACGCGGACTTTCTGAACATGACACCGGAGCAGGCGAATGACCTGCAAACGCAGATCGTCCGGGAATTTTCACTGTGGGCAGACAGCCCGCTTTGCGATGCTGACCGGGTGGATAATTTCTACAAGCTGCAACAGCTGGCCTTCCTTGCCTACATGATGAACGGTGATGCTTTTGCTGTGCTGCCGATGCGGCACAGTGTTGGACAGCCGTATGACCTGCGTGTGCAGCTGATCGAAGGTGACCGGGTGTGCAGCCCGGATCAGGATGACCGGTTGGCACCGTGTGTGGTGGATAACGTGTCCGTGCAAAGCATTGTGCAGGGCGTAGAGACGGACGGCAACGGTATGGTTATTGCTTACTGGATTTGCAATCAGCACCCATTGGCAAGTTTGTACGCTCTGCCGGAACCGCTGAAATGGCAGCGTGTGGAAGCCTACGGTGAAACCACAGGACGCAGAAACATCCTGCACATCATGAACCGGGAACGTTCCGGGCAGCGGCGCGGCGTGCCGCTGCTGGCACCGGTACTGGAAGCGTTAAAACAGCTTGGACGATACACGGATGCTGAGATCACAGCCGCAGTCATTTCGGCGATGTTTACGGTGTTTATCACAAAAGATAACCCGTCCATTGGCCGTCCACTGGGCGAGGTGATCCCGCCGAACCAGCAGATCGATGCGGCAGACCGTGGCACAATTGAGCTGGGGTCTGGTGCAATCATCGACCTGAACCAAGGCGAGAAGGTGGAGTTTGCAGACCCGAAGCACCCGAACACGGGCTTTGATGCATTCTCTGCCGCTATCATCAAGCAGATTGCGGCGGCACTGGAAATCCCCAGCGAAGTGCTGATGAAGCAGTTCACGACGAGTTACAGCGCGGCGCGTGGTGCACTGAACGAATTTTGGCGCACCTGCGATATGCAAAGAAGCTGGTTTGTGGACGACTTCTGCCAGCCTATCTATGAAGAATGGCTGACGGAAGCTGTTGCGACCGGACGAGTAAAAGCGCCGGGTTTCTTTGATGATCCGGCAATCCGAAAAGCGTATACATCCTGCACATGGAATGGACCGGCGCGAACCAACCTGAACCCGGTGCAGGAAGTAGACGCTGCTGTGAAGCGCGTTGCAGCGGGCTTCTCGACGGCGGATCAGGAAACCGCGACCATGAACGGCGGTAGCTATGCAGCGAACATCCGCCAGCGCGTCATTGAAGCGAGAATGAAAAAGGAGGTGGACGACATTGCGAATGAGGGAAACACCCCGAAAGGGAACGAACCGAATCGTGAATCAGGCGGGAACCCCGCAGACCACAAAAATGAATAACTGTTTCTGGAAGTTCCGCAATCTGGCCGACGGCCAGAAAGCGGAACTTCTGCTTTACGGCAATATTTCTGAAAGCAGCTGGTGGGGCGATGAAGTTACGCCGAAACAGTTTGCGGATGATCTTGCCGCTCTGGGCGATGTGCAGGAAATTACGGTGTACATCAACAGCGGCGGCGGTGATGTGTTTGCTGCGCAGGCAATCGGAAACCAGTTGGAGCGGTCGAGTGCAACGGTGACGGTCCACATCGACGGTCTGTGCGCCAGCGCAGCGACGATTGTTGCCTGCCATGCAGACAAGGTAATTGCAGCGGCGGATAGCTGCTACATGATCCATCCTGCCAGCATGGGCGTCTGCGACTATCTGACGGCGGATGATATGCACGATTGTCTGAAAGCGCTGGACACCATCCGGGAAAACATTGTTACGCTGTATGCCAAGAAAACCGGCAAGAGCACGGATCAGTGCGGCAAGTGGATGGATGAAACGAACTGGTGGACAGCCGCCGAAGCCAAGGAGAACGGTTTCATCGACGAAGTGGATGATGAAGAACCGGATACAGTTGTCGAAAACAGAAACGGTGTGCTGTTCGTAAACAGCATCGGGATGGGCCTGCCGTTTGATAAGGTCCCTGATTTTGTAAAAAGCCGCATGGGCAAAAAGCCCGGCGGCTTTTCTAATTCTGCAAATAATCCGGGAAAGACCGGAACACAGGAGGAAGAAACAATGGCTATCGAAAACAAGAACGACCTGGTGAAGACATACCCGGATATGGTCAACGAGATCAAGAAGGATGCCGCCGTGGATGCCATCAACCGTGAGCGTGCCCGCATCAAGGACATTCAGGACATGACCATGCCTGGCATGGAAAAGATCATGCAGGATGCCCTGTACGGCGAGAACCCCATGGATGCCACCCAGTACGCCAAAGAAGTTGCCAAGTTTGCCCGTAAGCAGGCGGAGGACAGAGCCAAGGGCCTGCACGACGATGCCCAGAACGGCGGTGCGAACGGCGTGAACAGCGTTGACCCCGGCAACCAGCAGACAGACATCTACCTGGATGCCCTGCGTGCGGTCAGCAAGAAGCAGTAAGGAGGAAGAACCATGAGCATGGATTTGGAGGTCAAAAAGTTTTCCTACTCGCCGGAATACCTGCTGGCGGGCACCGACATCCGCGTTACCACGGCGGTGAAGAAGGCTGGCGCTGATCTGAAAGTGGGCGCACCGGTCAAGCTGGATAGCAGCACCGGCAAGGTGTCGCCCGTCGGCAAGAGCGACGGCGTGGCCGCCCTGTACGGCATTGCCACCGAGGACTTCAAGGCTGACGAAGAAGCTGTGATCTATCTGACGGGTGAGTTCTTCGCTGACCGCATGGCGCTGGAAACTGGCGTCACCGCCGCTTCTCTGGAAGTGGCATTCCGCAACATCGGCATTTTCCTGAAGTAAAGGAAGGAGGAAGAAAATATGCCTAATACGGTAAGCATTTATGATCCGCGTTATCTGGCAGAGGTTGTGAGACTGGCACCCCCGATCCACACCTTTATGCGTGACAGCTTCTTTACCAACAAGAAGACTTCCACGGCAGAGCGCATCGACTTTGATCTGGTGAAGGGCGACCGCCGCATGGCTGCTTTCGTGCATCCCCGCAAGGGCGGCAAGGTTCTGTCTGCCAGCGGCTATGAAACTCTGAGCTACAAGCCGCCCCTGATTAACCCCTACGACATCACCACGGCAGACCAGCTTATGAGCCGTCTGCCTGGCGAAGAGCTGTACAGCGGCATGACCCCTGCCCAGCGCGCTGCGCAGAAGCAGATCGAGGAATACAACCGCCTGAACGATGCGGTTGTTCGTAGGGAGGAGTGGATGTGCGCCCAGGCCATCATGACCGGTCAGATTCCCATTGTCGGCGAAGGCGTGAACGAGATTATCGACTTCGGCTTTACCAACACGAAGCAACTGACCGGCACCGCGATGTGGGGTGCTGACAAGGCAGAGATCGTGAAGAACCTGCGTGAGTGGAAACGCGATGTTTCCAAGAACGGATTCTCCAACGTGGATATGTGCATCATGGGCAGCAAGGCCCTGGACCTGTTCCTGGATGATCTGGACATCCGTAGCCGTCTGGACACCAAGAACTACGGCTTCGGCGTTATCAACGTGAAGGAACTGCCCAATGGTCTGACCTACTACGGCCACCTGAACGACCCGTCCATGGACATCTACTGCTACAATGAGTACTATCTGGACGACTGGACCGACCCGGAGCATCCGGCCACGAAGCCCCTGGTGGACCCCAACAAGATCATCCTCATCAACCATGCGCCCAACTTCCTGATGGGCTATGGCCTGTGTACTTACCTGGACGATGCATCCAAACAGTGGGTCAGCGCTCAGACCGACCGTCTGCTGCGCTCCTATGTTGAGCATCACCCTGACCGCCGCCTGATGGAGGTTCAGTCCCACCCGCTGCCCATCCCTGATAAGGTGGACAGCTGGATGGTTGTTGAGGTCTGCGCCGCAGACTAAAAGCGAAAGCTCCCCGCCGCGCTGAACGGCGGGGAATAGCTTTTTTGAGGAAAGAAAATGTCCGACTTCAAAAAACTGCTGGAAGTGGATATTGATGCCGTGTTTCTGGATGATGATATTTTCGCAGATGAACATACCATCAACGGACAGAAGATGAAGGCTGTAATCTCGAATGACACGCTGAAAGAATCCAGCGGACATTGGGAAGGCGGCGTGCGTCAAAGCTACGGCACATCTATCTACTCCACAAGCAAAAAGCTGTACGTCAAGGTACAGGACTTCGGCAAGAAATCCAAAATCGGAAACCCAATACAGGTTGATGGAATGGACTTGTTCATCCAAAACTTTGATGAACAGCAGGGTATATATGTGATAACCATAGATCGGAAACGGCAATGAGCTATACACGATACAATGCAAGTGACCTCTCGATTGAACTGATCGGCGAGAAGGACGTAGCAAGAGCGCTGGGGAATTGCGGGAAGAAAGCGCCGCTTGTGATCCGCAATGCGGTGAACGAGACGGCGAAGGATGCCCGCAAGGTCATGATCCGGGAAGCGAAGAAGCGGTACGCCGTCAACGGCGCTGGCCGACGTCATTTGAATGATTTGAAAATCAGAAAAAGAGCGAAGGTGTCAGACTTGGGCGCGGAACTGCATATCGGCGGACCGGGCCAGAAAGATGCTATGAAAAATGACCTGGGCTATTTCAAAACAATCCCGTCAAGACCTTACGTCGGACAGGATGTTGCGAATGCGCCTGATCTTTTCAAGGCAAAGGTTCTGAAAAACAGCGGAATGAAACCGCTGCCCGGTCAAGGGAATCTGAGCAAAGGATTTTTGGTAGAGTTCGCAAGCGGACACGTTGGCATGGTGCAGCGCGTCATTGGTTCCAGCAGCCATAACACGGTCACAAAGAAATCCGGCGCACCGCGCTGGCGGAACAAAGATGGCAACGTGGAAACGCTGCAAACCATGGGAAGCCCTTCGGCAGCGGCTATGCATCATGTAATCTGGGAACAGGTAGAGCCGGATGTGCAGGACACCTTGGAGAAAAAACTTGAAGCGTCGATCCAGAAAACGCTTGCCAGAGCGGCAGCGAAGAAGGGGGCGAGGTAATGACAGAAGAAATGCTTGCCATGACCCCTTATATGATGCAGGTTGCATTGAACCAGACGCTTCAAAAAAACTTCAAAGGAAAAACATACTGCGGACCCGGCGGGGAAAAGGAACTGAATTTCTTTGAACAAGACCTGCCCATCGACACAGGACGGGACGATGCTGTTGATACCCCAGAAGCATTTGCGCCCTACATCATCACAGAAATTGGTGATATGGATTCGCCGGAAGGCGACGCGCCGATGGAAGTTGATGTGACGATGTACATTTGCGCGTATGACACCGGGCTAAAACGGCAGGGCTACCGAGATGTTCTGAACATCGTAACGGACATCATGAAAGGTTTCCGGGCGGTCCCGAGGTTCGGCAGGGCGTGTACCGTGAAAGGAAACATCAAGGGGAAAATGTCGAAAGATGACTATCACCCGTATTACTTCGGTGCAGTGAAAATGACCTGCACTGTCGCGAATGCTGATCCGGCGACTGATCCAGAAATAGAGGAAATGGTATGACCAAGAAAGAAACGAGAACCCGCGTGTACTGCGGCCCATCCGTCCGTGGCGTGGCACGGCAGTACACATGCTTTACCGGTGAGCTGCCGGAGCAGATGAAAAAGTTTGTTGAGCAGCACCCGATGGCGGAAGGCCTTATCGTACCTTACGACAAGGTAGCACAGACTCGCGCCAACATGGAACAGACCGCATTGCCGGGCCAGCCCAAAACGGCAGAGCGGATCATTTTTGAACAGCTCAGAGCAGAGCTGTAAGGAGGAAGAACAATGGCATATCGTCATGGCGTATATGTAAGTGAGATTCCGTCCAGCGTGAAGGCACCGCTCGAAAGCGATGCTGGCACTCAGGTAATCGTGGGCGTGGCCCCGGTCAATCTGGCGGATGATCCTTACGGCGCAACTAATGTGCCGCTGCTGTGCCACACAATGGCAGAAGCCAAAGGCCTTGTTGGCTACAGCAGCGACTTCAAAAGCTACACGATCTGCGGTGCACTGTCTGCATCCTTCCAGATCGTGAACGTGTCCCCTGTGATCGTGATTAACGTTCTGGACCCCACCAAAACCGAACACACCGCAGATGTCGTCGAGCGCTCCTATCAGGTGAACAGCGGCACCGCACAGCTGGAAACTGTTGGCCTGTTGCTGGACAAACTGGTGGTCAAGGCGGACGATGTGGTGCTGAAAAACGGCGAGGACTACACCGCAGCATTCAACGATGATGGCACGGTTACACTGGTGATCCTGCCTTCCGGCAAGGGTTCCGGCAAATCGCAGGTCACGGTTTCCGGTAAACGCATTGCCCCGGAAAAGGTGACGGGCGCAGACATCATTGGTGGCGTGAATGCGGCAGGCAAGGAAACTGGCATGGAAGTCCTGCGCCAGATTTTCCCGAAGCTGGGCATGGTGCCGGGCAATCTGCTGGCGCCCTGGTTCAGCAAGGACCCAACCGTGGCTGCTATTATGCAGGCGAAGACCACGATGCTCAACGGCATTTGGCGTATGTTCTGCTGGGTGGATATGGACACGACCTCCACCGGCGCACCGAAGTATTCTGACGTGCGCGCCCAGAAGACGAAACAGTCTCTTACCTCTCCCAACTGCGCAGCCGTGTGGGGCTGCCCGAAGGTGGGCGAGGTAATCTACAGCCCCAGCGCCTTTGCTGCTGCATATATCGCCCGGCAGGATGCGGAGAACGATGGTATTCCCATGCCGCCGCAGTCCAACATTGCAGTTGCCGCAACGTCGATCTGCACCGAGGATGGAGAGGAAATTCTGCTGGACCTGGATCAGGCAAATGAGGTGAACGGAAACGGTGTCGTTACCTTCCTGAATTTCAACGGATTCCGTCTCTGGGGCAACAATACGGTTGCATATCCGTCCAACACCGATCCGAAGGATCGTTTCATTTCCGCCCGCCGATTCCTGAGTTATGACGACAACAACTTCATCCTCACGAACTTTGGCAACGTGGATATGCGGGCGAATCCCCGCCTGCGCGAAGCGGTGATCGACCAGCAGAACACCATCGGCGCAAGCTACATTTCCGCCGAAATCTGCGCACGGTACGAAATGGAATTTCTGAGCAGCGAGAACACCAGCGAAACGCTGGCGGACGGTAAGATGTATTTCCACAAGTACGTTGCAATGTATCTCCCGGCGGAAGACATTGAGGAGATTGTGGAGTTTGACATCGACGCAATCACCGCTGCAATGAGCAAGTGAGGAAGGAGGACAGTACATGAGTAGCCTTTATATTCCTGACAAGGTTGCAAAGTTCAATGCCTACTCCAACGGCATCAAGCTGGGCGTGACCGGCAAGGTTGATACACCTGAGTTCGAGATGAAGACCAGCACTATGTCCGGCGCTGGCGTTGGCGGCGAGATCGACAGCCCGACACCGGGCCAGTGGAAATCGACGGAGCATGAAATCCCGTTCGCGCTTTTCGACAATGACGTTGCATACCTGTTGCAGCAGGGGATGAATGTGAACATCACCTATCGCGGTGCAATGCAGGTGGCGCTTCGTTCTGGTGGCTATGCCATGCGCCAGCTACGCATTGTGGAAGGCGGCATGGTCAAAGGCTTCAAGGGCGGTTCTCTGGAAGCAGGCAGCCAGATGGAAGCAAGCGTGACCATTGAGGTTGTGCGCTACAAGATGGAGTGTGGTGCCGAAGAGCTGATCGCTGTGGACAAGCTCAACGACGTTTACCGCGTGAACGGAAACGATATGCTGGCCGCGATTAACCTTATGACCTGATGAACAGCCACCCCGGAATGGTTCGGGGTGGCTGATTTTTTGGAAAGAAAGGAAATCCAAAATGGAAAACATGATCGAACTGAAAAAGCCCTACGTCTTCGATGATGAGGAATACAAGAGTATCGACCTGTCCGGTCTGGAAAATCTGACCATGCAGGATGCCATTGATGCGCAGAAAGAGGTCGTCGGCAACGGCGAAGATCAGGTCATCTTGTATGCACCGGAAGCATCGCAGGCATTTCTGGACGAGGTGGCCGCCCGCGCATCTGGCAAGCCGGTGGAGTTCTTCAACGCTATGCCCATCGCTATGTGTTCCAAAGTGCGCACAGCGGTTCAGGAAGCTTTTGCCGTGAAAGATCAGGCAAAGGACGGCGTAGTCGTTCTGGATAAGCCTTACAGTTTCAAGGGCGAAACTGTAAGTGAAATCGATCTGTCCGGTGTAGAAGAGCTGACCAGCATTGATGTTTCCAAGGCGGAAAACGAAGTGCTGAAAACCGGAGTCTACTCCGTGAACATGAAGAACTTCTTTGCCTATTCCTGCGCTCTGGCCGCCCGCGCATCCGGCAAGCCGATGGAGTTTTTCACGGGTCTGCCGTTGCATGAAGCGGTGAAGGTTCGCGGTACGGTGAACGCTGCAAGTTTTTTCGAGTAAACGCCAGCGCGAAATCGCTGCGTAAACTTGCCGTTGCAGCAGCCGGCGCAACACACACGGGCATTGACTTCTTTATGGAAATGCCGGTCACGGAATTTCTTGAAACCTGCAAAGACATACAGGAGATGCAAGAGCAATGGCAAAAAGCAACGCGCTAGAACTGAGCATCCGCATTGCGGGTAAAGTCGATAATTCGCTGACAGCGGCAATCAAAACTGCCAAAAGTCAGACTTCGGGGCTGGCGCGGAGCGTGAGCACCTTTGCGAAAACTTCCGCCGCTGCGCTGGTTGGCGTGACGGCGGCTGTGGTGGGTACGGCTGCTACCTGCGGGAAACAGGCGGCGGACGTGGAAAAGGCAATGGCGCAGACCAGAACGCTACTGACCGGCACCGCAGACGAAACGCAAGCCCGCACGGCGGAACTTACGCAGGATGTGATGAACATTTCCCGCGTAACGGGCAGGGTATCGACCGAAATCGCTGCTGGTTCCTATCAGGTTATTTCTGCGTTCCAGGACACAGCCGATACGGCAAGCATTCTGGAAACCGCAACGAAGGCGGCAATCGCAGGTCGGGCGGAAACCGTGGACACGGTGAACGCACTGGCTGCCGTTACGAAGGCATACGGGGACACCTCTGCGCGAGCTGTCACCCACGTTTCCGACCTGTCCTTTGAAACGATCCGACTTGGACAAACAACCATGCCGGAACTGGCAAACGGAATCCAGAAAGCGTCTGGTTCCGCTGCTGCCCTTCACGTTTCACAAGAGGAATTGTATGCCGGATTTGCAACGCTGACCGGTGTTATCGGTAATACCGACACCGTGGGCACAGCCCTGAACACCCTGTACACAAAGATGCTGAAACCATCCAAGGCACTATCAAAGGCCGTGGAAAGCCTGGGCTACAAGTCAGCCTATGCAATGGTTCAGCAGGAAGGCTTGGGCGGAACTATTAAGAAACTGGGGCAGTACGCAGGCGGTGACGCAACGAAGTTTGCTGCTCTGTTTTCTATGCGTGATCTAAAAGCCGCACAAGGCATCCTGAACACCATGGATGTGTACGAGCAGAAACTTTCGGAATTGCAGGATGCGGACGGCGCAACAGACCGAGCGTTTATGACCAGCATAAACAACTGGAATGATATGTTTGGCATTGCTTCCAACAAGGTATCTGTCTTTGCACAGCAGGTCGGCATGAAACTACTGCCCTACGCGAAAGATTTTTTGTCGGACGCTATGCCAAAAATAGATGCTCTAATGGACACGGTGCTGGCGGGCATTGACAAAATCATGCCGAAAATAGAAGCACTGTTCAAGTACCTGTCTCAAAATGGGCCGCAGGTGGCGGGCGTCGCTTCGGCGGTAGCTGCTGCATGGGGCGGCATGATCGCTGCCCCGAAAATCGAATCAGGCGTGAAAGGCGTTGCCAGCTTCCTGTCCTCTGGGATGGGAAAAGCAAAAGGAGGTGGCGCAAAACTCCTTGGAAAAGCAAAGGGATTTGGCGATTCAATGCTGGCAAGTATCAAAGACTTCCGTGCAAATCCGGGACTTTTCCAGTCACTTCCAATCTTCGGGTGGGCACAGAATGTGAAAAACATTCCGCAAAACGCCATTCAATCCATGATGGCGGCGGCAAATCCAGCAGGAACGGCAACTGCAACAATCGGCAACGTGCTCGGAGCTGGACTTGGGGCGGTATTCGGAAAGAGCGGCTTAAATGTTGGAGCGGTAAAAACGCCGCTTGCAGCTATGGGCAAAGTGTTCCTTGGAATGCTTGGCTCCATCGGCCCGGTGATTACGGCAATCGGCACCGTTATTGCACTGGTAAGCATTCTGGGCGACCATCTGGGCGATATCCGGGGGCTGGTGCAGAGCGCCTTCGGCGAACAGGGCGTGGCTGTCTTTGATGGCTTCGTTGGCGCAATCCAGAATGTTGGCACTACGATCCAGCAGGCTTTCTCGCCGGAAGGACTGGCTGGCATCAAGGACCTTATCACACAGACCTTCGGCGAAGGCGCAGGGAATGCTTTCGGCGTTTTCATCCCGCTGATCCAGTCGGTGGCTGGCATTGTAGGCCAGCTGGTAGACTTGGGCGTAAACTACCTGAAACCGCTGATTCTGGAAGTCTTTAACTTTATGACGACGCAGGCGCTTCCTGCGCTGATCCCGCTGCTGGCATCGGTGGTGTCGTTGGTCGGCACAACGCTGGTGAATGCAGTGAAAGTCGTGGTCGGCATCGTGCAAACGCTGCTGCCCATCGTGGAACCGGTCATCATGGGAATTATCAGTCTGATCCAGAGCATTGTTTCTGTGACGATCAAGGTCGTAAACAGCATCATCGGCGCACTGAATAAAATCTCGGTGCCAATCCCGGACTGGGTGCCAGGCATCGGCGGCAAAACCTTCGGGTTTAACTTGTCCAAAGTTGCCATGCCGCAGTTTGCACAGGGCGGCTTTACCAACGGACCGTCTATCGCAGGTGAAGCTGGAACCGAAGCAGTTATTTCCTTCCAGCGCGGCGTCCGCCAGCAGAACATCGACACATGGAAGCTGGCTGGTAAGATGCTGGGCGTGCGGGATGATAGCGGAGAAACGCCGCAAATCGTTTTCGCACCGAACATCACGTTCTCTAGTGATGTATCGCAGGAAGAAGCAGCCCGCAAGACGAAGGAACTGTTTGCCCTGTTCGAGCAATTCATGGATCAGTATTTCCAGAAACACCGCAGGACAGCGTATAAACCGGCGTGAGGTGATGAAGCGTGGCATACACAACTGTAAGCGGCGATACGTTTGACAAGATCGCCAAAAAAGTTTACGGCGATGAATACTGTGCTGATATCCTGATGCAGGCAAACCCGGAACAAATCATGACGTTTTGTTTTGATTCTGGGGTTGTTCTGAAAACGCCGGAGCTGACCGAGGAACAGAGCGGAAGCCTGCCGCCCTGGAAGGAGAATGAATGAAACCGAGAAGGGCAAGCGTCAAGCTGATTTACAAAGAAAAGGACATTACGTCTGATATCGAAGCTGACGTTGAAAGCATTTCCCATGAAGGAAACGCGGCAGACAGCAGCGACAGCCTGAGTGTCACCATAAATGCAATGGCGGACAAATGGCTGGACGACTGGATGCCCACAAAAGGCACCACACTGGACGGCACGATCTTTACCCATGACTGGCCTGAAGAAGGACAGGAAGGGCAGATGAACGGCGGCGTTATGACCGTGGACAATATCGGCTACAGCGGCGCGCCCGGCACAATGACAATCAGTGCTACATCAAAGCCGAATGACACGAGCTTTTCGGAAGAAGATCGGGAATTTATCTGGAAGAACACCAGCATTCAGAAAATCGCCCAGACGATTGCCGGGCGGTATTCGCTTGAACTGGGGTTTGATGGGAAGGACGCAGAAATCGTAAAGCGAGAACAGAAGGCAACGGACAGTTCCTTCCTTGATGATCTATGCAAAGACTATGGTCTGATTCTGAAAGCGTACTCAAAGAAGCTGTGGATTTATGACCGCGAAGCCTACAAGAAAAAGAAGGTGGCAGCGACCATAGATCGGACGGACATTGTGCCGGGGTCATTCAATTTTAACGATGGGTTTGACGGAACCTATACGCACGGTATATGGGAGTATTCAAACCAGAAAAAGAAAATAAAAATCCGAGCGGAGATCGGAAAGAGTGGAAGGACGAAACGCATATCCAAGTATGCGTCCAGTCAGGCCGACGCAGAGCGTCGCCTGCAAGCAGCACTGGACAATGCGAACCATGGTTCAACCAAGATCAAGTTCAAGCTGGCGCTGGCCCAGATCGAGCTGTGCGAGAGCCAGAATGTCAACGTTACGGGCTATGGTAAACTGTCCGGCAAATACTTCATCGACAAGGTGACGTTGGAGTATAGCCGAAGCGGGCTTGAACAGACGCTTGAATGCAGCTGGGTTTCTGCTCTGGAAGAAAGTGAAAGTAACGGTAAAGCGGTGACGTTGCAAAACGCACCGCTTTACTACACCAGCGTTGACAAAAAGCCGGTACGGACGGTAAGCGGCAAGTATTACCTCTACGACGGCGTGGCTGTGGCGGGAAGGTATAGGATCACGAACCTTGCTTCCCGTTGCGGCAAGACGCCTGTTGGAAAGAACGTGACCGGCTGGGTCGATGCGAAAGACGTTAGGAGCGTCACATGATGGCAGATTCAATACGGTTTGGCAAAGTATCAAACATCAACTACAAAACCGGCTGTATGGAAGTTACATACGAAGACCGGGAAGACAGTGTGACGGACATGATCCCGATGCTGGCGAATGCTGGGTACAAAATGCCGAAAGTCGGAGACACCGTTGTGGTGGCGCATAACTCCAACGGAGAAGAAGAAGGCGTGGTTTTGGGCACCACCTGGGGCGAAAATGAAAATCCCCCGGAGGGTGCCCAAAACCTTTACCGACAGGACTTCGATGACAAACCCGGGAAGTGCTATTTCCGCTATGACGGAAAGAAAGCCACCTTCCACAATGAGGGCGACACGAAGTCGGAAACCAAGAAGAACAAAACGGAAACCGTTGACGGAAATGCTGAACTGGAAGTGAAAGGAAAGCTGACCGTGAAAGTGGGAAGCTGCACCGTCACGATTCAGGGCGGCACCGTCCAGATCGTGGGCGGTTCTCAAATCAGTATGAATGCACCCACCATCACCATTGATGGCGGAACAGTCAACATCACAGGTGGTGGCGGCGATGCGGTAATCAGCGGGATCAGTCTGGTAAACCACACGCACAAGTATACGCTGCCGCTCCATGCCGGAGGCATGGGCGATACAGTAAAGCCGACGTAAATCGCAGGAGGACACAGTATGCAGGTTGGATGTTTTGGCGGCCTTGTGTTTTCGGTAGACAGCAACAAGGTATTCACGATGCAGGATATCCAAGGCAGTACGGGCAGCGATTGGGCGACCCACAACACAATCAACGGAAAACCGAAAAGTGAGCTGACCGGCCAGAAGTTGAAGGCGTACAAGTTTACGGTCACGCTGGACGCGCAGTACGGTGTAAAGCCGCGTGAAATGCTGGCGAACATCCAGCGGATGGCGGAGGAAGGCACGGTGGACTACTTGATTATTGGTAGCGACCCTGTGGGAATGTGCCTGTTTAAGCTGACGGATGCGTCCGATGCATGGGACTGCGTTGCTGCAGGTGGACGGCTTGTCCGCTGCAAAATCGATTTATCGTTTGAGGAATACGCATGACTTTAGGAGAAGCGAAAATTCAGCTTGCATCATCCACTATGGAAGATGCAGAAGATATCTGCGAATGCCTGAAAGTACTGTACTCCGCACGAGCCGGAGAGCAGGGCCTTGACCGGGACTTCGGCATTTCGCTGGATGCCGTGGACAAGCCGACCAGCGTTGCAAAAGCGCTGCTGGCGGCAGAAATCGTCCGCAAAACAAAGAAGTACGAACCCCGCGTTGAAGTGGTCCGCATTGAGTGGGACACGTCGAAGGTGGGGCAGGGGGTATTGATCCCAAAGGTGGTGTTGAGAAGTGTCTGAAATTTCACAGCTTCAAAATCTGCCGGATATCAGCTTTACCGACAACCTGACTATGAAGGAAGTGGAAGAGCTGACAAAGGGAGAGTTCAGTCAATCCATGCAGGAAGCAACCGGGCAGACACCGATTATTTACCCCGCCAGTGTCCCGGCACTGATACTGAAAGCAATGACGCTTTTTGGCTACCAGATTTTGCAGTACGTCGATGCAGGCCCGAAACGAATGCTGCTGAAATACTCCGCCCACGACGATTTGGACGACCTGGCCGGGAACTATGGCTTGACCCGCCGCCCGGCTGAAAAAGCAAAGGTGACGATCCGGTTTACTCTGGCTGATGCAAAACAGCCTGGTGCTGTAGGCATTCCAGCGCAAACCCGCGTTAGAACACAGGACGGCATTTATTTTGCCACGATGGACTACGCGGAGATCACGCCAGGTTCGCAGTATGTGGACGTAGAAGCAGAAGCGGCAGAAGAAGGCGCGGCGTCGTCCGGCATTGAGGAAGGGCAAATCAATCAGCTGGTGGACCCCATCCCCTATGTTGCATCGGCGGTAAACGTTACGGCCAGCAGCGGTGGTACGGATATTGAAAGCGACGATTCGCTGACGGAGAGAACCTACCTGGTGCCCTCTACATATTCCTGTGCTGGTCCACCGGACGCTTATGAGTATTTCGCTAAGGCATGGCGAAACGACGTGAAGGATGTTTCCGTACAAAGCCCGTCGCCCTGCGTGGTGGACATTTATTTTACGTTACAGGATGGAACGCTGCCGAGCAAAAGTGATTGCGACAGCATGGAAGAAAATCTGCGCAATGATGCACGCCGACCCATGACGGACTATGTGAACTGCAAAGCCCCGACCGAGGTTGAGTACAGCATTGACGTGACCTATACCATTGCCCGCAGTAAATCCAAGATCGCCGTTACTGTACAGAACGCAGTGAACGAAGCGGTTGAAGTCTACAAGGCGTGGCAGCGCACCATGGGCAGGGACATTGACCCGGCGGAACTGATTGCACAAATCAAGAATGCCGGGGCAAAGAAGGTGAAGATCACCGCGCCAACCGACGTTGTGGTGGGCAGCGCTGAGATTCCGAAGCTGACAACCTGCAATGTGGTGTACGGAGGACTGGAAGATGACTGATCTTCGCAATGCAAAGCTGACCGATCTGCTGCCGAAAAGCGTTGCAGACCAGCAATGGGTAAAGTCGATATCGGATGCATGGCATGAGCTGGCAATTCTGATTTTGGATTTTACCGACAATGCGAAAATCTACACGGGCATTGACCATGCATCGGATGAACTGCTGGACATTCTGGCAGTTCAATTCCGTGCGCCGCGCTACCGGCAGGACTACGACATCGAAACAAAACGGCGGCTTGTGAAAGCGTCCCTACCTTATTATATGACGGTGGGAACAAAAGCAGCTGTGGAAGATATGATGCGTGACCTGTACGGTGACGCGACTGTACGAGAATGGTTCGAGTACGACGGAACGCCGGGCTGCTTCCGAATCAAGATTAAGGCAGAAGGCCCAATCGACATTGAAGAAATGCTGGACATTCTCAGCCATGTAAAGCGGGCCAGCGCCCACCTGGATATGTTGCAGCTTTCCACGGGGGAAATGCACAAGCTGTTCTTCGGCTTTGCGTCGGTCACTGTGGGCAAGTGGTCTGGCGTGACGGCAGATGGAGAAAGCGTATTCAGCTGGCTTGTAGATGCGGACGAAAACGCCCTTCTGGACGCAGACGGGAACATCCTGACAGACTAAAAGGGGGAAACAATGTTTTTTCCGAGTTTGATCCTGACCAATTCAGGCAGGGCTTTGATCGTGAAAGCTCTGAATGGCACCGCAATCAATTTCACGAAATTTGCGCTGGGCGATGGCGCCGCACCAGAGGAACCGCGTGACCTGAAAAATCTTGTGCATTTGGCAGCCAATATGCAGATCAACAGCATTGAGCTGTCTGCAAACTGCGCCGTGCTGGAATCCACCTACACGAACAGCGGTCTGAAATCAAAGCTGGTCGCCCGTGAAATTGGCATCTTCGCCAACGACCCGGACGATGGAGAAATCCTGTATGCATATGCCAATGCGGGAAACGAAGCTGCCGTTGTGCCGCCGGAGAGCGGCGACATGACGGTGCAGGAAACCTTCCACATGGTGGTTGCGGTTGGCGATGCAGAGCAGGTGACGGCAACGCTGGGCGAGTATTCCGGCTATGCCAGCAAGCAAGACCTGAAAGACCACATCGATGACCACAACAATCCGCACCATGTTACGGCAGAGCAGGTTGGTTTGGGCAATGTGCCCAATGTCACCCCGACGAACCAACAGCCGGTGTTCTCAAATGACTACATTACGAAGACGGATGGCTCCTACGATGTGCAGAATATCGCTTCCGGCGAAAAGCTGGGAAACATCCTGCGGAAGATTCGCACGGCAATTGCCGCCTTCATCGCACACCTTTCTGCAAAGAACCCGCACAAAATTTCCGCTGCGGACATTTCAGCAGCAGCAATGGACCACAAGCACAACGCGGATGATGTGACCAGCGGAACGTTCCCTATTTCTCGCGGCGGCACCGGTGCCCAGACCGCAACACAGGCGCTGGCGAATCTGGGTGCAATGCCTACGTCTGGCGGCACCTTTACGGGCGCGGTGCGGTTCCAGCAGTCTACATACTTTGGTACTGACAACAGTTATTACGTCGGCAGCGATGGCACGGCGAACTTCCGCAAAGTGTATGGTGCGGTCTATAACGACTACGCCGAATGGTTCCCCCGTGGGTGCGATACCAAGCCGGGAGATATCATTGCGCTGGATGTGGGCAGCCAGACAGAACGGTATATCAAGGCGGTTGGAAAGATGGATCGCGTTGTGGGCGTGCACACGGACGAATATGCATACCTGATTGGCGGCGATACGCCGGACGAGAAAGACGACAACTTCAAAGCTAACATTGAAAAATACATCCCCATTTCCCTTGCAGGGCGCGTCAGAGTGCGCGTGACCGGCAGGGTGAAGACAGGGGATTTAATTTTGCCTTCGGGTACGCCTGGCATTGGCCGGGCGGCCTGCGCAGGGGAGTTTGCTCCGGCAGAATGCATTGTCGGCTATGCGGTGGAAGGCGACGACCGGACGGATGAACGCCGCATTCGTGTCCGGGTGAGGGGGTGAGAGGATGCCGGAGAGAGGACAGTTTATTTCCGACGAAGATTTTCTCGCCCTGAAAAGCCTGATAGACGCAGAGATCGGTCGGCGCGGCAAGACAGAAGGCACCGCACAGGGACAGTCCGTTGGCAGCATGGCGACATATAGGGGAGCGGCGTACCAGTACAATGTGACCCCGGCGGATGGCGTGAGCGTGGATGCAGAGCACATCCAGAAAATCACCCGTCTGGTGGATGCCGTTCAGGGCGGTGCAACGACACCGGCGCGGGGAGACCAAGTTGCAGCATCGGGGCTTGCGCAAGCAGCAGCAACGGTAAGCACACTGAGCAATATCCCGGAAACTGCAACAGCGACCGGGTGCAGCGGGCAGTGCACGGGGCTTTGCTCCAATGGCTGCAACACGTCCTGTACCAGCTGCACCGGCAGCTGTGGCGGAGGGTGTGCAGGAACTTGCCGGGCAAATTGTGCGAATGACTGCACGGCTACTTGCAGGGGAACTTGCCAGGGGTCGTGCAGCAACACCTGTTTAGGAAACTGCACAAATACCTGCAACACGACCTGCACGGCAAGCTGTGCAAATGACTGCACCAATGGCTGCAAGACGGGCTGCAAGGGAGGATGCAAAGGCGGCTGTGACGGCTGTTCCGGCGGCTGTTCCGGTAGCTGTGATGCTACCTGCGCGGATGATTGTACGGGACGGTGCAACGATAGGTGCGATTCCTACTGTGCGTCCAGCTGCCAGGACAGTTGCAGAGGAAATGGCTGCTTTGCAAACTGTAAAAGCGGCTGTTCTGACAGCTGCGAAGGAGACTGCAATTCTCACTGTGGCGCATCCTGCACAAGCAACTGTGATAGCAGTTGCAGCGGATGCTCTGGAAGCTGCTCTGGCGGCTGTACATCTTGCTCTGGATTCCTGTGGTAACGAGAAAGGGAGAACAAAATGGACGTGGCATTTGAACCGAACAACGACGCAAGAAGCGAAAAGGCGTATACCAAAAATCTTCCGATGCTGAAAATCCAGACCCACGAAACGGTCAACCCGGAGGACTGGCAGGGACTTCTTGCAGATACACCGCCCGGCATGGAGAAAGTTTTCTGGTGCATCGGATGTGCCGGTATGTTCATGGTGAACACGGAAGATAAGTTCGATGTGTGGTGCGCATACTGCATCACAGTTGCACAGTCTGTAGTGACAGCCTGCGACGAAGACGCGGACGAAGACCGGATTTACCTGATGGGCTTTGGTCTGGCAGCCAGGACGTTCAACTTTGCGGCACACCCTGTCCGAAGAGGTGAGTGTGATCCTGCACCGTTCATCAAGGCGGCTCAGTATGAATGCAAAGACGATGTGGAGTTTTTCTCTATGTGGCACCTGCTTGTTGTGCTGATCGAACTGCTGCGGTTGAGCGAAACAGAAGATATGCACGATATGGTTTCGGCCATGGTCAAGATGAATCGGGTCCGTGCAAGATACCGTCAGGCGGCGGACAAGCTGCCGAAACGGGATGCACAGTAAGGAGTGTACCATGAAGAATATCAAAATCACCACACAGGAAAGTGAAGCTGTGGAGCGTGCCTACTACGAAGCGCAGTCCTATGAAGCGCTGATGGCAATTCTGTCCCGCCAGCTGAACGCTGGCGCGAATACGATGATAGCTGATATGCTGCACTACTACGCAGGACTGTGCCGGAAAGCGCAGATGAAGCTGAAGATGGTGCAGGACAAGGTGCTGGCGCGGTACATCGACCCGGAAGAGAACCCGAACCTGATCGTGCACTTCGACTTTGAGCGGGAGGAGGTACACCCCGTTGAGAACGAAAAAGTATGAGGACTACGGGAATACCGTCCAGCGCTTATATGGCAGGGACGGACAGGAGTGTGGAAGCATCTGCCGAAGTATCACGTTCCAGATCACAAACGCCTGCAACCTGCGGTGCTCATACTGCTATGAGCACCACAAGTCTACCGAAAAAATGACGCTGGAAACCGGAAAGAAAATCGTGGACTACATCCTGAACCTGTACGAGGATAGCACATCCGATTTTGTGAACCGGGACACCAAAGCCATGATCCTGGACTTCATCGGCGGGGAACCGCTGCTGGAAGCTGAACTGATCGAGCATATCTGCGACTACTGGTTTTCGGAGTGCTACCGGCGGGAAATCCCGCTGGGACCGTTCACGCGCATTTCTTTTGCCACGAATGGCCGACTGTGGCGCTCCCCGGCGGCGCAGCACCTGCTGGAAAAGTACCATAATCTTATGTCGGTTACAGTGTCCATTGATGGCGTGCAAGAGCTGCACGACCGTTACCGCATCGACGAAGACGGAAACGGCAGCTTTTCTACCGCGTGGGCAGCATTCCAGGACGGCAAGCGGAAGTATGGTTGGCTCAACAGCAAAATGACCTTCGTGCCCGGCTCCATCCAGTACATTGCATCCAGTATGAAAATGATGCTGGATGCCGGGTGCAGGCACATTGCCGGGAACTGCGCCTACGAGCCGATGTACACGGACGAGGACGGCAAGGCACTGTACAAGCAGCTGAAAGAGGTTTCGCAGTACGTTATCAAGAACGGCTGGGACGTGGCGATTGCTATGCTGGATGAACAGATCGGCGATGCAGAACAGAACGACCGAAACTTCTGCGGCGGAACCGGCGCAATGCTGAGTTTTGCCCCGGACGGGTCCGCGTATCCCTGCATCAGGTATGCGCCTATCTCTATTGGCAAAGAGAAGGCGGATCGGGTGTGTCTGGGCAATGTGCAGGAGGGCGGTCTGTATGCCACGGATCAGCAACGGCAGGTGAAGGAAGAACTGGATGCAATCACCATGAAATCACAGTCCACGGAAGAGTGCATCCATTGCCCGGTATCTTCCGGGTGCGGCTGGTGCAGTGGTTTGAACTATGAAATGTTCGGAACTGCAAACCGTAGGTATACCGGAATCTGCAAAGTTCACAAGGCGCGTGTGCTGGCTGTGTGCTGGTACTGCAATATGCGCAGTATAGCTCTGGGAGATACCGCACCGAAGAAGGTGAATCTCCCCTACGAGGAAGTGGCGCGTCTGATCGGTGAGGATGAAGCCGCAGAGCTGAAAGCCATTGAGAAGGAGGCGGCAGAGAAATGGGCATGGTAAGTCTGGCAGACAAAGCCCTGGCAGAAGCGTTTGAAAGCGCGGACTATGTAATCGTGGTTCGGAAACGAGCAGACGGAAAGAACGATCTCTACCGCGCAACCCCGGCACAGATCGCAAAAGTGGTGGGCGAAACCTTGCAGGTGCCGGGCATCAAAGCAAACCTGAACGCTTTGAAGCTGACCGCTTCGGACGATGGACGCGGCGTGGTGACGCTCTCTCTGGGAGGTAAGACGGAATGGCAAACGTAAAAATCGTAAGAGCCACCTACCTTGTCATTGACGGCACCACCTATAAGCTGATCGACGAAGACGTGCCGAACTGGGCAAAGGAACTGCTGCCGGATAAGACACTGAAAAAGGAAGGCTCTGCCGCCGATGCGGCAGCCACCGGAAAAAGACTGGAAAAACTGGAAGGGCTTCCGTACTTCTTTTATGACGAAGCCGGTCGCTTGACCTTTGATGATGGACAGGAGGACTAAACATGGCAAGAACTCACATGGCATCCGATGAATCCTTGCAGCAGATTTTTGCTGCGGTGTCCGGTACCACCATGGCGGCGGCGGGCGATGGCCGTACCGCCGTTCTGGCAACCGGCAATGAAGATACCATCGACCGGTACTATAACGCGCTGGCTCAGAAAGTGACCACGGCACGGGAAATGAACGTGCTGTTCGTAGACTGGTGGACGGCGAATTGGGACCCGAATACCAGCACCTATAACCGGATGCTGGAACGTTGGTTCGGCAATGTGCTGGACGACAGCCGCGTGCATGGCGTAAAGTTCCCGCTGTTCAGCACATCCAACACCGCAATCGGTGAGCTGACCGACGACAGCGTGGGCCTGTCCTGCACCCCGTCTACCGCCGCAGAATCCGGCAAGGATGATTTTGCCGGTCTGCCGCAGTTCTGGTGCGTGGAGGTGGCAGCGGAAAAGAATGAGGACGGCAGCCACACGATCTACGCTTGTCAGTACATCGACGATGACGACTTTGTGCGCAGCACCAATCATCTGGTCTGGGTGTTGCAGAAGAATACCTATGTGCGTGAGCGCAACGAGGGCGGCTACCGCATCCTGCGTATGCGCTGCCACCCGTCCGGCGGTTACGAGCAGTGGCCGCAGGGCACCGACCGCACCGGCAAGACCTATCCGTACATTGCAAACCCGAAGTATTTCGCCGGTATGCAGGATGACGGCAAGATCGGCGGTCACACGGGTTTGGCACCGGTGAACTACAAGAGCCACACCCAGCTGGTGCAGCTGTGGCGTGCTCGTGGTAGCCAGTACGCCGGTGCATCCGGCAACCTGCTGAAATGGCAGGAGCGCATGATCCAGCTGAAGTATGCACGCAAGGGCAACAGCGGCACCATTGAGGGCTGCACTTCCTACAACTACCAGTACACTGCCGCCATTGATGCAGAGGGCGTGAACTACTTCCCGGTGACAACCGAGCAGGCCGCAAACCTGCTTATTGATTCCTACGTTGCCATTGGCACCCACACGAAGAGCACGACCGACCGTAACGATGCCACCATGTATGACATCCAGACCGAAGCCCGCATTACCCGCATTGAAGACATCAACGTGGACGGAACGGGCTACAAAGCAGTCTACGTTGATACCGGCGATACCTGGAATGTGGTCAAGGGGCAGACGATGCTGTCCACTATGCCTTATGGCAGCGGTTATAACGACAGCGTGCGCGGCAACGATGGCTCCCGCACCAACTACACTAACGGCAAGGAACCTGGCTTGATCCAGAAGACGGAGTTCCAGAACGGTGCATACCTGATCGTGGCGGACGAACTGTGGCAGTGGGGCAAGGATGACGACGGCAATTACACCTTTGACATCTACACCTGTCACGATCAGACGAAGGTGACGACCAGTGGTTCTATCTCTGCTGACTACACGAAGCAGGAAGACCTGACGCTGACCTTCCCGGAAGGCACAGCCAACGCATGGCAGTATATCGAAGATACGGCAATCAGCAATGACCCGGCGGTGCTGTGGCCTGCTGCCGTGTCTACCCGTGCGGGCAGCGGCACCGGCGTTAAGGCTGGCTTCTACGTCTATCCGGCAGCGTCCGGTGTCCGCGCGGCTTGGCGGTGCTGCTACTTGGACGGCGGCGGCTTTGCGTCTTTGGCGGCGGCGTACTCGGACTACTGGGTCGGTTGCGCGTACTGGTACGGCGGCGCTGGCGTGCCTGGCCTTGCTGGGTAAAGCGGGGTGAATTGCCCGGCATCGTCCGGGCAAGAGGGGCAGCCAGCCCCTTTTGACGATAACGGGATTTGGGATGCATGGTGTCCACAGGCTGGCTTCTACGTCAATCCGGCAGCGTCCGGTGTCCGCGCGGCTTGGCGGTGCTGCAACTTGAACAACGGCGGCAATGCGTCTTTGGCGGCGGCGAACTCGAACAACTGGGTCGGTAACGCGAACTGGAACGGCGGCGCTGGCGTGCAACTGGTTCACCAAAAATCATCAATCATTGCATCATGCATTCCGCGCTTATGTGCGAAAATTTCTTGAAACCAGCATCACGGCGCTGCGTCCGCAGGAAAGGGCGGGTCCATCCGTGGCGGCAGGACAAGGAACCTGCTGGCGGCTAGTAGCATAGGGCAAAAGCCAGAACCCGAAAGCCGTTGAAGAACCAGATGATTTTTATATGAAAACATTTTGTAAACCAAAAGACGTTGACATTGAGGATGTCGGTTTCAACCTGTCAGCGGTACATTGTGCGTTTGGAAACGGAAAACTCCGGCGCAGGGATTTTAGAACGGTTCTAACAAAGACCGGAAAAATCTCTGAACCGGAGCTGTTTCATGAACGAAAGAACCACGAGTGCAGGAAGATCGTTGATGCCATTGACGCAGTGGCCGAACAGGAAACACAGAAGATCAGGGACGAATGCCTTGACCTGAAACCAGTCCGGCAATTCAAACGCATTGATGGGATCAAAATGAAGGAACGGGACCTTTGCCAGGAATCACCGGAACAGCAGGTACATGAGTACATCCTTGTCCATGCACTGCAACCGCTGCTCCATGCAAAGCTGCTGCCGATGCAGTTCGGGAGCATCCCGGGCAAAGGACAGGTGGCGGGAACGCGGCAGATTGAGCGGATCGTCCGAAAGAAAATCCTTGGCAAACTGGATGCAGTCAAGGGCGATGTGCACAAAGCATATCCGTCTACAACGATAGTCTGCGTGATAACGCTTTTGAAACGGGACATCAGAAAGAACAAAAAGCTGATCTGGTATGCCGGTGCTGTGACCGAAAACTACCCGGACGGCGTGCTGTTAATCGGCGGGTATTTCTCAACGTGGGCTTTCAACTACGTTATGAGCTATGTTCTCCGATACCTGCTATCCCTAAAGCAGGTCCGGCGCGGCACGGGGACACGGCTTGTCCGTGAGATCGTCTGCTATGCGGATGATTTTGTAATCATCGGGCACGCATCACAGCTGATGAAAGCGATGAAAAAGGCGACCCACTGGGTAAAGTCCACACTGGGCTTGGAGCTAAAGCAGGCATGGCAGCAGGTGCGCTTTGCATCCTTCGAGGAAGAAAAGCGCGTGAAAGCCGCCAGAGTGCAGGGTAGCAAACACCGTACACCGGCGCTGGACATGATGGGATTTGCGGTGCGCCGCACATATACCATCGTCCGCAAAGGCGTGTTCCGCCGCATCAGGCGGCAGCTGATCCGCGCAGGGCGTGACATTGCAATGCTGGGCTATGTTCCGCATTGGCGTGCATCAAAGCTGACCGCATACAACGGCTGGTTTACAAACAGCGATAGCGCAAACCTTGAAGAAAAATATCAGGTCGAAACGATCATGAAGGCGGCGCGGTGGAGCGTTGCCCGATGGTCAATGATCCAGAACAACAGGAGGAAAGCAGCATGAGTGAGATTTATCCCTTCCTGCCGGCCGCCGTTGAGGTGTTTCGCGTTGGCAGCAAAACGGACATGATCCTGCGGAAGGATATCGAAAAGCAGGAACAGACCGATGATGAAGGCAAGAAGTATACCGTCTACGCCTGCGACGAACGCCAGCAGCGTGTGGATGGCGTGCTGACTGCCGAGGAAGTTCAGGCGGACTTTGACAAATGGTGGGACTATGCGCCGCCTACATCCGTCCCGGTGCCGGAAGAAAAGAAGCTGGAAGACCGGGTGAAGGAGCTGGAAAACCAGAACGCCACCATGGCAGACCAGCTCACTAGCACCCAGATGGCGCTTTGCGATGTGTACGAACAGGTGCTGAGTGTGACCAGCACCGCCACGGAATGAGCAGGGGGTGTGAACTATGAGCACTGACTACATGGCAACGGTCTACGCAGACCTGATTCGCAAAGGCAAGAAAACTCTGGCACAGGTGCCCAAGAGCTTGCAGAAAAAGGTGAAAGCCCTGCTGGCGGAGGACAACAAGTGAGTGTCCTTCGTGAGCTGATGCTTAAAATTTTGCTAAAAAAGGAGGTGGACGTAATGGCAGTTGTCTATGCTACCCTTATCATCAAGGGCAGGAAGACCATTGACCAGGTTCCGGCAATCATCCGGGATGAGGTCAAGCAGATTCTGAAAGACCTGGAAGTTGAGGTCTGAGGAAAGGGGCGGGGTGCGGCGGGAGCCGCGCCCCATTTTATTTGAAAGGGCGTGATCGTATGGCACTGAACGTGTATTCCCTTGAACGGGACGGCGAAAAAAGCCTGTCCAAGAATTTCAAGGTGAAGGAGTTTCGCTGCAAGGATGGGTCTGATCCTATCTTTATCGACAGTGAACTGGTGAAGATTTTGCAGAAGGTCCGTGACCACTTCGGCAAGCCGGTAATCATCAACTCGGCATACCGGACTGCCGCCTACAATCTGAGCAAGAAGGTGGGCGGTGCAAAATTCAGTCAGCACCAGTACGGAAAGGCGGCCGACATCTACATCCAAGGCATTCTTATCACGAAGCTGGCAGAGTATGTGGAAACGCTGATGCCGAACAAGGGCGGCATTGGCATCTATCCCATCAAGACCGGCGTGCGGAACTGTGCCTTTGTTCATGTGGATGTTCGCGCCACGAAGGGCCGCTGGAAGGGCTGATCCGGCGGCAGAGTAGGAGGAAAACAATATGATGGATATTCTGAAATCGTTTCTTATGATCTTCCCGGAATGGCTGGCAGCTATTCTTGTGGCGGTCGGCGCGGTAGTTGCTGCGCTGGGGCTGGTCCGTCTGGGCTACGGCCTGTTCGTGGCAAAGACGGTTTATAAGTGGATCGTCAACGCGGAGGAAAAGTTCGGCAGCGGCATGGGCGCGGAAAAGAAAGCCCACGTTATTGCAGTGCTGCGCGGCTACACCCCGGACTGGCTGGACTGGGCAATCAATGAGAAGACGCTGGACTGGATCGTGCAGATGGTGTTCAATGTCACCAAAAACAAGCTGGAAGACTACATGGAAAAGAAATCCGCAGAAACCACCCAGACGGTGGCCCACTTCGGTAACGTGGGGGAGGGCAAGAACGGCCGCAAGGAGTAAACAATGCTGGAATTTATCATCAAGTATTGGATGGAATGGGGTTTCGGCATTGTTGCTGGCGGCCTGACGCTGGCGTACCGGAGACTTTCAAAGAAAGTCAAGGAACAGAAGGATGAAAACAAGGCCATGAAGGACGGCTTGAAAGCAATCCTTCATGATCGCCTGTACCAATCGTGCAATTACTACATCGCAAGAGGTTGGATTGACACGGTGGGCCTGACGAACATTGGCTATCTTTACAACAGCTACCATGCGCTGGGAGGGAACGGAACGGGTACGGAATTGTATAACCGAGCCAAAGCACTGCCCATCAAGAACAGCTACACAGAAGAATAACAGACAAAATCCCCCGCTGGCAATCCGAAAGGAAAGCTGGCGGGGGATTTTTTTGTTGTCGCAAATATTACAAACTGGTTACAGATTCAACGGAAATGGTCTTTCTCGCCTGAAAAATGGGAATTGCGATGTAAAAATAGGTCGGAAGGATAAAAATAGAAAAGTTCGACTGGGGGAGCAAAAGGTGGACCAAACAAAAATAATCCGAACTTGTTTCCGATAGGAGATGGGTTCGGATTAT